CGAATGATGTTCCTTCAACTACAATAGGCCATTTGTCATATTTTTTTATACAAGCCGTAACTGATATTTCACATGCTGGTCTATCAGAGTGTTTTTTCAACATTCCACCAAATATATAATATCTCCAATAAGCATAAGTTGGAAATAATTTTAAGTTAGATTCTCTTTCAACTATAGGTAATTTTAAATCAAGTAATCCAGTCATTAAAGGATCATGGTACCATGCAGGAGAAAAAGATTGATTATCTATTGCATAATCTTTATTGTGATCCAATTTATTAAAACAATATTTTTGATAAACATTTAATTCTTCTTTTGAAAAGAAATTTTTTATTAATTTATAATCTACTGTAGCCATGCAACTATACTATACCTTGTTCCTTTCGTAATAGGTTCTATGCTATGAGGATACATAAAATTACTTGGAAAAAAAACAATGGATCCTTTACCTAGCTTTAGTCTTTTTATTTCTTTTTCTTTTTGATCCGTAAAAATTAAATCTCCACCTTCATAACCATCATTTAAATTAATAATAACACTTAAAGCTCTATTAGAAGTAGTGTTATGATCTGTGTGTATTTCATACTTTCCCCCAGATGAATATTTTAATAAATCAATTTGATTTATTTTTGAACTTTTCATTTTAGGAAATTTTGCTTTGTAAAAAGTATATATTCTTTGTATCTCTTGTTTTATAAAATTCCAATAAAATACACCTGTAGGTGTATCAAAAGTTAAATGATGGCCTTTTACATTTCTTATATCTTTATTCAAACCTTCAATAATTTTTAAATTCTCTTTAGATTTATGATTTATTAAAGGTATAATTTTATCTATAAACTCTGTGGAGACTACATTTTTTATCTCGACAATTGCTTCTAAATGGTCCATAATTATGTTACTTTCATTCTCTAAAAAACTATTATATAGTTCATTATATGCTACAAAAATTAAATTTCAAGCCTGGATTTAACAGACAAGCCACTGAATCAGGGGCTGAATCTGAATGGGTTGATGGTGATTTTGTTAGATTTAGGTATGGATTACCTGAAAAAATAGGTGGTTGGTCTCAGTTAACTGCAGCCAATAAAACTCTTCCTGGAGCAGCAAGAAAACAACTTGCTTTTACTTCTTTTGCAGGAGAGAGGTATACCGCTATCGGAACTTCTCAAGGTTTATTTTTATATTATGGTAATGATTTTTTTGACATTACCCCATTAGACACTGCTATTACAGGTTGTACATTAACTACTGTCAATGGATCTGATGTTTTAACAATAGACAAAGGCTCTCATGGATTGTTAGTTGGAAGATATGTGACTTTATCTGCAGTAACGGTCACAGGAGCAAGTGGTTATACAGCAGGTGATTTAGAAAAAGTTTATGAAATTTTAACAGTCCCTACAATTGACAAGTTTACAGTTAAAGCAGTAAGCGCTGAAACAGGTGCAGGCATGACTGCAGCAGGAGCGGCTACAGTTAATCCTTATGTGATAATTGGACCCACAACTCAAACAACAGGTTATGGTTGGGGAACTTCTTCTTGGGGCGCTGAGACTTGGGGAACGGAAAGATCTACAAGTACTGTAACTTTGGATCCAGGAAATTGGTCTTTAGATAATTTCGGTCAAGTATTGGTTGCAACTATTTTCAATGGAAAAACTTTTACTTGGAATGCAGGAGCCTCTTCACCTAGAGGAACAAGAGCTTCTACAAGTACTTCGGGCGTTGTAACAACAAACAATCCAACGGCTTCAAGGTTTACTATTGTATCCGATAGAGACAGACATTTATTTCATTTAGGAACTGAAACAACTATTGGGGACCCTACCACTCAAGATCCGATGTTTGTAAGATTTTCTAATCAAGAAGATCTAGATACTTATCAACCTACAGCAACCAATACTGCGGGTACGTTTAGATTAGATACCGGTAATCAAATTAGAGCAGCTATACAAGGTAAGGATTATATCTTTGTAGTAACTGATCTTGCAGCTTATGTAATTCAATACGTTGGACCTCCTTATACTTTTTCGGTTAGACAAGTAGGTACTAACTGTGGTTGCATTGGCCAACATGCTATTTCTTACGCAAATGGTGCTGTGTGGTGGATGTCCGGTGAAGGAGGATTTTTTGTATACGATGGTACGGTAAAAGCCTTACCTTCTTTAGTAGAAGACTTTGTATTTTTAAATACAGGTACAGGAAACTTAGGGTTGAACTACGGTTCTTCAGATGTAATTTACTCTTCTCCCAATAGTTTATACACAGAAATTAATTGGTTCTATCCTTCAGCAAATTCGGATCAAGTGGATAGATGTGTTACGTATAATTATGGTGAAAATGTTTGGACTACTTCTTCTATAGCCAGAACGACTTATCAAGATCAAGGAGTATTTAATTTACCATATGCTACAGAGTATGATGATTCAACTACTCCTGTATTTCCAGAAATTTTAGGAATCACAAATAAGTACGGAGCCTCTATTTACTATGCTCATGAAACAGGAACGGATCAGATTAATAGCACCGGGACAACTTCCATTGATGCTTTTATTTTATCTGGAGATTTTGAGATAACTAATAACAATAATATAGCCGACCTTGCAGGAGATGGAGAATACATGATGTCCGTTAAAAGATTTATACCTGATTATAAATACCTATCAGGTAACTCTAAAATTACTTTATATTTAAATGATTATCCAAGCGAGACAGCAGTAAGCTCTTCTTTAGGACCCTTTACAATCACCACTACCACTGATAAAATAGACACACGTGCACGAGCAAGATTTGTAGCAATTCAAATAGCTAATGATGCTGTAGGTGAAACTTGGCGTTATGGCACTTTAAGATTAGACGCAAGACCAGACGGGAGAAGATAATGCCTTTTAAATCAGAAAAACAAAGAAAATATTTATTTAAAAACAAACCTAAAGTTGCAAAGAAATTTGCTAAAGATTCTAAAAAGAAAACTCATAAAATGCCGATGGTACTATCATGAAAGGTGCTAAACACGGTGGCTAAATTAACTAACTATATTCCTGAACCTAAACCAGAGTACGAAGTAGATAATCAAAGACAGATTGTAGAGTCTTTAACTACTATGAAACAACAGCTTAATTTTTCTTTTCAAGAAGATATGAAAAATGACCAAGAAGCATTAAATTATTTTTTATCCTAATGAGTATATTTTATAACAATCAAACTTTTAGTCTAACTACTACTAATTTAACTACAGTATTGACTATCTCCACTTCTTCTGTTGGAATAGTTAAAACAGTTCAAGCAGTTCACGATACTGCAAGTGCTGTTGATACAGATATTTTTGTTAAAAAAGTTTCTGGAAGTGACGTTCAAATTGGCCATCAAAGTTTAAATAAAGAAACTGTGAACATGTTAACAAATACCTTGAATTTAGAAGCAGGGGATGTTATAAAAATGCAAGCAGGAACAGCTAATGAGATTTCAGGTATCATTAGTTATGCTTTAATAAACAGAGAGAATGAAAATGGATAATGAAGACTTACCGAAGATAAATTGTACAACTATAACAACTTATAGAAATACAAAAACCGGTGAAACATCAACCAAGAAAGTAGACGGACCCGATATTGTTGAAGACGTAACAGTTCACGTTTCTCCAAAAGGATTAGAGGTTCTTCAGAAAGTTATGAACAATGCTAAACGAAAAGCCTAAAGGCGGAACAGAAATACAGTTTGAATACTTAGAAAAATACATAGACAAACAATTATTAGATCAAGTTCAAATTACTACCTCTGTTCCTGAAAAAATTCCGTTACACCCTACAAAGTTAAATATACTTTGGCAAAAAAATTCGTACGATCAACCTAACATTGCTCCCTGGATGAGTGACAAATCTAATCACGACAAATATGATTGGTATGTATTTAACTCTCATTGGAGTCATGAAAAATTTAGAATGATGTACAATCTGCCTAATCATAAATGTATTGTGATAAAAAATGGTTTAGGTAAAGATATTAAACAAGCTGCTCCTTACAAACAAGGACAGCCTCTTAAAATTATACATCAAAACACACCCTGGAGAGGACTTTCAGTTTTACTAGGTGCAATGCAACTTGTTAAAAACCCTTTAATTACTTTAGATGTTTATTCATCGACTGAAGTATATGGTAAAAACTTTTATGAAAAAAACGATAAAGCTTACGAGTCTTTATATGAACAAGCAAGAAATCTTCCTAACGTTAATTACATTGGATACAAACCAAATGATTATATTTTAGATAATTTACATAATTATAACATGTATGTTTATCCAAGTATCTTTGAAGAAACTTCTTGTATATCTTTATTAGAATCTATGGCCGCGGGTCTATATTGTATTACTACCAACTATGGAGCTCTATTTGAAACCGGTGCAGAATTTCCAATGTATATACCTTATGATGAAAATTACAGAGGATTAGCTGAAAAATTTGCTTATGGTATAGAAGCAGCGGCTCAAACTTTACACGATCAAAGTATTATTAATCATCTCGATTCTCAATCGAGTTATGCAAAAATTTATTACGGGTGGCCTAAGCAAGCATCCTCTTGGACTAAATTTTTAAAAGGAGCAATACAGCATGGGAAAGTCTAACGAACCTATATGGTTTAATGAAAACAAAGTTACTACACTTAATGCAGACACTTATCAGACGATAAAAACAAACAAAGTAGAACCAGGAACAGACGCTTCTGTAAGAACTGTTAATCTAGGAGATAATTCTCCTATTAAAATTATGGTATGCACTCCCTGTCATAGCGATGTTTCTATGCACTACTGTCAAGCTGTTTTAAAATTTCAAATGGAGTGTTGGCAAAAGAAAATAATGGTAAGTTTCACTTTATTAAAATCCTCACTAGTCACTCAAGGAAGAAACTTATGTGTAGCTGAAATGTTAAACGGTCCTGAGAATTACACTCATTTATTGTTTATAGACTCGGATATAGATTTTGAAGCAAAAACTATTTTTAAAATGCTTGAAAAAGACAAAGATATTATATCGTGCCCTTACCCTATGAAAGATTTAAATTGGGACAAGATGTGGAGAAGAACTACTGTCAAAGAAAATGCTGTTACCAAAGCTGAAGAATTAGCTACAGCAGGGTATACTTTTCCTGTTAAAGTAAAAGATCCTCACTCAATAACAGTAGATAAAGGAGTTATTGAACTTACTCATGCTCCTACGGGATGTATGTTAATTAAGAGAGAAGTGTTTGATAAGATGATTAAAGCTTATCCTGAACTAGAAATTTTCCAACCTACTGTCATTAATGGTAAAGAAGTCAAGAAAGACAATATGTATAATTTTTTTGATACTTTACATGATGTTAAAACTAAACGTTATTTTGGAGAAGACTTTGGTTTCTGTCAAAGATGGGCAGATATAGGAGGTAAGGTGTATGGTTACATAGATGACTATATTACTCATGTTGGAGACCATCAATATAAAGGTCGTTTTAGAGATGATTTGTGGCAAGCTACACAACCTGTAAAATCTGTTGACGATACCAAAAAAATCAAATAAAGTACCATATTACAGGATTTCGATGCCTGCTTAACAATATAAATATATTTAAATTATGGCAATATCTAGATCTTTAATGAACAGACAACTGAGAGCAAACGGTGGAATTATGGACGTTACACCAAGAGAGAATTTTGGTTTAGGAAGTTCACTTAAAAAATTCGTTAGAAAAATTATACCCAATGAAGTAGCAGAAATTGCTACTAAAGCTGCACCGTTTGTTGCACCTTTTAACCCTGCTCTTGCAGGAGTAATGTCAGGTATCGGTACCTTTGATCAAACAGGAAGTATTGGCTCAGGTTTAAAAGCTGGAGCTATGAATTATGGTGGGGGTCAGTTAGCAAGATATGTAGGCGGTGGAGCTCAAAACTTACAAGGTAATCCTTTTACAAGTGGTGCTTTTACACCTAGTGGTTTTAGAGGTGGATTTAGTTCTCCTATTAGTGATCAAGGTGGTCTTGGTAAATTATTTTCGAATCAAGGAACTGATCCTGTTCAAGGTATAAATAGTGGAAGAGCTGGAGATAGTGCAAGTGCTCTATCAAGATCAACAGCTAACACTGTTCCTGGTGGAGCTGAAACATTAGCTAATGCTAGTGAATTATCTTTTGTTCCTAACAATACAGCAAGTGCATTAGTAGACGCTTCAGACATGGCTTTAGTAGGTGATGTTAAACAGGCAGCAGCAAAAGAATTTAATTTATTTAAAGCAGTTGGAGATTTTGATTACAAAAGTTTAGGAAATAAAACTTTAGAGTTAGGTAAAAAATTTGGTAAAGCAGCATTTTATGATAAAGATGGTAATATAGACAAAGCAGCAGTAATGGGAGCAATAGCTTTCGCTGGATCATACGCAGAAGCTTTAGCCTTAGCAGATGATGCGGGAGTAGAGCTTACAGAAGAAATTTACGATGAAACTAAAAAAGAAGCAAAACAAGAAGAGTACGCAGGTTACTTAGAAAACTTCTTTGCTGGTCAAAAAGATGGCGGTAGAATAGGTTACGCAAGAGGAACTCCTGGAGATAACACTATGTTTGAAGAACTGAATGTAGATACTATTTATAGACCCGAACCTGAGAGTACAATAACTTTACCAGAAGAATTGCCAGGCGATGATAAAATGGCGGGTAGTCAAGGTTATGA